ATACCTAAAAACGCAAATTTTAAGCGCAACAGGCAAACCGCCCCTCAAACTACCCTCGACTAGCCCTGCAAACGCAAATTTTAGCCTTGAAAGGCTCGTGCAAGAGTGGAAGGTCATCGCGGAGGTGCTAAAAGACGGCTAAATTTATCTATCTAAATTTAGCTAATTTACCTGCCTGTTATCGCAAACGGCAAAATCTAAAATAAAGGCGCTGCCAAATTTCGCAAACATCTATTTAGTAAGCAAGCAAAATTTTAAAAGGCTTATTTGCTTCACTGCCACAAATGGCGGCATAAACCGCTAGCTAGGCACGACCGAGTTTTTGCGTGCGGTTTTCGTGAGCGAATAAACGACTAATAGCATGATGAAGCCATACAGCAAGTTTGCGCTTTTTTGCGTTGATTGCATTATTTCATCGTATTTTAGAGCGGCTAGAACCTCGGCATACGGTTTTCGAGTGGCTTCTTTTTTCTGTATATTTTTATTACTCATATTGTGATCCACAAAGTTCTCTGCATGCTTGATTAATTTTTCTACAAAATCATTCAATAATGCTTTATCGTCATCTAATTCATCTAAAATAATTTTTCTATTTTTGACTATAAAATCTAGTTTGTCGTCTTTTTTGGCGTTAGTGAGATTTGCATCTAGCAGCATATCGTATAGGCCGTTTTCATTATATCTTGCGGCGTATTCTTTAAATTTGCTTTCAACCGCTTGTTCTGACGTAAAAATGCTTATAAATGGTGCTATTAAAAATGGTTCGATAAAAAATATAACAATAAGCAGAGTGTAATAAATCAAGTATGTCCTAACCCATCTCACTTTTTTCGTAAAAAAATTTCTCATTTTTAACCTTAATGTAAAAAATGAGATTTTTACCCCTCAAACTCTATGTCTATTTCATACCCACTCGTGCTAAGCTTATGGCTTACTTCTTTTATGCTAAACTCATTTGCTTCTAGCCCAGGAACTCCACCAAATTTAAGCTTGCCGCCTGCTATGATGTTTTTCCCTTCGCAGCTACATCTACCATTTATTCCGCCACGCTGCAGTTCATTTAGTTTAGCTTCTGCTTGTTTAAAGGCCTCATTATCACTCTTTGGCTGAGCTATCTGCATCTTATATACCTGTTCCCCACTTCCCACCTTAATGCTTTTTACCTTACCGGCTTCTATGTCTTGCCACTCTACTATTACGGCTGTATAAGAGTTTCTATTAGCTTCAGTGATCTCTAGCGAGTAAAGATCAGTTAAATTTAGTGAAAAAGTGGGCAAATTCTCGTTTTTTGAAGTATTTGAGGTTTGGCTAGCATCACCCTTGGCATCTTTGGCTGTTATGATGATGGTACCATTTTTAACGGCCATTAAAAAGCCAAATTTGACGCATAGATCATATAAGAACTCTATGTCGCTTACATTATCCTGGATAACAGAAGCTATGTTTTGGTCGCTACCGCTTGTTTTTAAAGATAGTGCATTGGTGCTAGCTATCTTTTTAGCTATACCAAAAAGCGTTGTATTTTCCCAGCTCACACGTCTTTTCTCTTTTGCAGGGCTTGCAAAATTTACAGCAGTTGCTCTAACCTCGGTAGTTTGGTTTTTATAATCCCTGCTAGCCGTTTGCACACTAAAAGAGCCACAAAGATAAAGATCATCTTCATATCCGAGCCATAGTTTTAAGCTATCTCCAAATACTGGCTTTGCATATATGCCAAATAGGGTAAAGCTGATTTCGTCGCTTTCATTGCCCTCTTTATCGGTAAAGCTTAAGCTTATTAGGTTTTGTCTGATGATGTTTGTTATGTCTTTGCCGCTAGCTTCTAGCTTGAAAGCCGGTTTTCTCACCATAGTTTTGCCTGCTCTTTCGCTGCTTCTTTTATATCAGGCAAAAACACCTTATCACCTGCGTGAAGTGTTGTGCTAAGCTTTGGGTTTATAGTTAAGATTTGCTCAAAAAATCTTAGATGTCCGTAGTGGTTGTAGGTGATAGTATCAAGCCTATCACCGTCTTTAGCTATGTAAATTTTATCCATCATAATCCCTTTTCAATAATTTAGCTCGCACCAGGCGAGCTTAGTCTTTAGTGCGTTTCCAAAGTGCTAAACTTTGGTCGCAAAGATGAGTTTTACTCATCTGCGAAGTTATGAGCTAAAGTCTCGCTTTAGCTCTAGTGAAAAACTTTGTGTAAAAAATGCTCCATTTGGAGTAAAAATAGCTTGTTTTTCACTGATTTTTACTATAACGAAGCGACCAAAATATTTACCATTTCCATTTGTAAGTGGCAAGCTTTGACGTAAGGCGGCTAAGGCATAAAGTGGTTTTAGTGCGCCTTGTTTGTCACCGTGATATGGCAGTGTTTGACCCTCTATATTAAGTGCGCTGCTTCCTAAATTTGCACTAAATAAGGCTGGATAGTTTTGTATACGCTCTTGCTCGCTTATACCAAAGGCAGTCTCAATGCCAATGCTATTAGTTTGCTCCCATCTAAATTTAAACCCACCAAGATTTAGCACCATGTTATCCCCTTATATCCGTGTTTTTACGGTTAAACTCATCACGTCTTAGTGCGTCTTTAACGCCTTTTACTATTTGAGCCTTAAAGCTCTCTAGGTCAAATTTGCCATTATCTGAGTTAAGTAAAAAATCACCATTAAAGCTAATGTTGATGGCGCCACCACCTGTGCTAGCTGCCACTAAAGCTGGAGCCTCTTTTGCAGGAGTATCACTATCTGAGCCAAAAATAGAGCTAAAAAAGCCACCACTATCATCTTTTGGTTTTAGCTCACTACTTGCTTGCTCATCGTCTCCAAAGCCAAAGAATTTTTTTGTCTTGCTCCAAGCACTACTTAGCCCCTTAATGGCCTCACCGACCATGTCATTTATCCAGCCAAATTTCTCAGCTATCCAGTCAAAAAAGCCGCCAAAGAGCTCATTCCATATCTTGATAACTGGCTCAAAAATAGCACTTAAAAAGTCGCTCACTCCTTGCCAAAGATCACTAAAAAACTTTGTCGTGCTCTCCCAATATGGCTTTACACTCTCCCATATCTCAAGAAAAAATGCCTTTACCTCGTCCCAATTTTCCATAAGATAGGTCGCTGCTGTGCCAAGAGCTACTACTATGGCACCAATGCCTGTGCTAATAAGAGCAAATTTCATAGTCCTTATAGCTAGAGTTGCTGCCATTAAGCCACTACGCATTAAGGCACATGCTGCTGCAAAGGCTTTTGAGGCAGCACTATAAGCAGTAGTGATAGCTAGAGTTGCTCTTAGTCTTGCACCAACTAGCCAAATGCTAAATGCATGGGCTTTGGCAGCTAGCGTGGCACTTGATATACTCACAGCATGAGCCAACCATCTGAGTTTTGCTATTAAGAGCATAGGATTTAAAAATTTCACTACCCTTATAACGCCCAAAAGTCCATCTGCTACACTTAAAAGTGCTATCTTGCTAAGAAGCAACACCGGTTTAAAGATCATAAAGCCAGCTGCAGCGCTAACAACTATGGCACTTAGTCTTGGGAATTTTTCATTTAGCGAGCTTAACACTCCAGCTACCTTACTTAAGATAGAAGCTAATAAATTTGTAAGTGGCAAAAAGGTTTCTCCGAGGCTTGAACCTAGATTTCTCCATGCTTGTGTAACCCTTTCGATACCACTTTTTGTAGTGTTTAGCTTCGTTTGTAGCTCACGCTGCATAGATCCTGTGGCTTCATCCGAGTGTGCCATTTTGATATTTGCTTTAAGGGCATCGATATTTGTTACAAGCCCTGCTATCTCATCGTTGAAATTTCCACCAACTAGATCATAAAGTAGCCCTGCTTGCTTATCTTTATCAGCTCTTGAGATCGCTTCTAAAAATGACGTGATTGCCCCTGCAGCATCTTTTTGTAGGGCTGTTTTTAGATATGTTGCATCCATGCCTATGCTTGCTAATGCTTCTTGAAAATTTTTACCCTTTTTGTCGGCCATTGAGAGTGTGGAGTAAAGAGCATTTAAGCTAGTGCCTACGACCGAACTAGCCTTTCCAGTACTTAGCATTGTAGCACTTATGGCACTAGCACTTTTGCTATCTAAGCCTATCAAGCTAGCATTTGCAGCTGTTAGTGAAGTAGCCTCAAATATATCAGAAGCATTTGCATTAGTAACCTTATTATCAAGCAAGTTTACGCTATCAAAAAAGCTATTAAGCTCCTTTATATTGTTCATCTTAAAGCCAACTTTCATATTATTGGCCGCCTTTGATAAGGCTTCAGAGCTCATTTCAAATGCAACTGAGCCTGTTGCAAGCATCTTTGTATAAGTTACTAGCTCCTCACCAGCTAAATTTATCTTACCACCGCCAGCTGCAATGTCAGCTATATTACTAAAGCTCTCTCCAAGCTGTGAGCTTAACCCTCTCATCTCATTTTTTAGCTTAGCTAGGTTCTCATCGCTGTCATCAACATATTTTTTTACATTCGCAAAAGCCGCCTCATCATCAATGGCAAGTTTTATTGGCACTCCTATGGCTACCGAGTTTGTAAGATTGCTAAAATTTGTCGTAAGTTCGCCTAAAAGTGCTTTTTGGCTCTCTCTTATTTGGCTAGATAGATTTGACAATCTAGTGTTGTCTAAAGATGTTATGGCTTTTTTTGCTTCTGCTATCTTACTTTTTAAACCATCAAACCCTTTTTTTAGCTCTGATATTTTACTTAGCCCTTTTACTGCTAGACCAATACTAATACCAACTTGTGCGTTATCCATATCTTTCCTTTAAAATACGATATAATCCCTTTTAAAAAGGATTTAAAATGGCTTTAATCATTCCTATTTTTATCGTTTTATTCTTCTTCGTTTCACCAAGTGGCTTTTTTGAAACGTTTATTGCCTTAGTTTTTGGCTTAGGGATACTTGGCAGCCTTATTGGCACCGCTGGCTTAGCATTGGGTAAAACCAAAGAAGTTATAACTCGCTCTTAGCCTTTAAGATCTTTACTGAAATTTCTAAAAACTCACTAAAATCACTCAAACTAAGATTTATTATCTCGTTATATCCATAGCCTAAAACATGAGCTATAAGGGCGATATTTTCGTTATTTACTCTGCCCTTACATCTAAAAAATCATTCAACACCTTTTGTAAAGACATAAATTCTTTAAACTCCAAATTTTCAACTTCTTCTTGTGTCTTATTACAAAGTGCAGCTATCATATAGATAGTCTTTGCCATATCGCTACCACCATTTTCATCCGCCATCTTAATGGTTCTTACTTTTGGTGCATGCATTTGCCAAATTTCATCTTTTATCTTTATCTCTTTCATTCTTGTATCCTTTTGTTGTTTTGCCTGCTTGGCTACATATCAAAGTAAAACAAGCAGGCTTAGTATAAAAAATCACTCTCCTAAATTTGAGCGAACCCCTGCCATATAATCAACTCCGCCTATAACGCATATCATATTTTCACTATCTTTTAGCACCATCGGCACGCCATCCACGTTGATGTCCACAAAATGAGCTGATAGCTTAATAGTAACTTCTAGCTCTTTTCCGCTTTCAAACTCAGATACTTCATAACTGCCAATATCTCCAGTAAAGGCAGCGCTAAAAGGCACAGCTTTACTTTTGCCGCTTTGGAAAATGCTAGCTTTAAAAAGCCATGGAATACGGTTAGTAAAGCTGTTTAGTCCTAAATTTACCCACATGTTTTTATCTAACACACTAACTGTAAATTCAACCTCTGTTGCCTTTAGCATGCCTGTTGTGTAATTTGTACTAAGAGCCCCTTTGCTCTCTATCATTTCAAACTCTATTATGGGAAGCTTTAGCTTTTTTGTTACACCAAGATAGCCGATGCCATCTATATAAACGTTACCTTCTTGGATTACTTGAGGAATTTGTCTTTTCATTGTTTATCTCCTTTATTTATTTAACTCATCCATCAAAACGCTACCGTATTTATCCACGTAGATAAAATCAAGTGTAAGCTGCTTAACGATTGGATTGTTTTGCATTCTGACATCAAGGTAAAATTTGCCAGCCGTGATAGTTGCATCGGTGTTTTTTGCACTCCAGCTAAGCTCATATCCAAGAAGTACCTTTGCTCCAACTAGCTGACGAAGGAGCTCACTAACTGATCTTTTTGCATGATAAAGCTCACTAGCTTTTCTATCGATCGCAAACAGCACTCCCTTTTGGCAAGCTTGCGATATTCGGTCAAATATCCTAACACGTGCTAGATCTTGCCAAATAGTATCTTGATCACTCGTTTCGCCACCCCAAGCCCTAAAACCGCTCTCTCTAATGATGGTAGAAATTTTTGCTGCCCTTAGCTCATCAGCCGTGCAAGTTTCCCCAAGCTCAAAATCTACGTCTATTTGCGTGCCTGAAACTCCTATCATAACCCTATTTGAGTAGCTATCTGAATATCCAAACTCGCTTGCGCCGTCTGTATGGGCTATCATGCCGGCTATTCTCGCACTTTGTCCCTCATAGACATAAGCGTTGGTTTCATCATCCCAAACCTTAACATTTGGATAAGCAGCAACTAGCCTATTTGTACCAAAATCGCCCATTTTAACAATGGCTGCTGCTGCGTCATCTGCTTTTAGATCTACAATGCCGGTTGCTTTTAGTCTGGTTGCCATCTTTTCTATCTCACCCTTGATAGCATCTTCATGGCTAAAACCAGGCGCGATTATTAAATTTGGGCTATAACCAAAGCGTGATTTAGCTTTAGCAAACGCTGTGACGGCACTTTTGCACTCCGTGATCTCATCGTTTGTGTCCTCATCGTCATCTTTTGTAAATACACTTAAAATTATTTGAGTATTTACGGCCTGATCTTCAATACCTTTTAAAGCCCTATAAATAGAGCCTTTTTTAAAAGCTTGGCTCGCATCCTTTTTCGCTTTGTATTTTGCTTCAAGAGCTTCAAGTGCCTTTGCTGTTGTCATATAAAAATGTAGGCCATTTTCTAGCACCTCTTCATACCCTGCTATACCAATAGGTGTAGTACTTTCTACTGCTATTGGTCTTGCCGCCTCAGCTGATACGGTTACGTTTACACCAAATTTTGCTGCCATTTTTATTCTCCTTTTTGATTTACTTTTTTAAATGGATTTACGCACCAAACACTTTTAAGCACTTTCTTATCATCTGCTTCAAGATATGTGCTTTTGTTCTCTTCATTCATCCCACATATATCCATAAGCTTCCATCCTAGATAGATACGGCAGTACCATTTTGATTTGCCGTATCTGATCTCACGGTAATAACCAAAGCGCTCACGTCCATCTTTCATCTTGCAAGTCACTAGGCATTGAGTGCTTTCTCTACCTTTGTTTTCTGTAGCTAGAGTATCGCCAACACTTTTAACACTGCTTGCATCTATATCTTCAACTCTGACGCCTAGATACTTCGCACTAAAGTTTCCTATTCTGTTACGATATAGCCAACAAAGCCTAGCCCAATAAGTTTTATTTTTGCCGTTTGGGAAGTGCTCGTTTTTCCAGCCGTCGTCGCCATTTATCCCATAGTCGTTCTCATCAAACCACGCCGCCCATTTGGGCAAATTCTCGCTTTTCTCATCGCAAGCTAGCAGAGCGATAGGTACTACTATAAAGTGTAGTATCTCGATAGGTAACTCAATAGCTACATTTTTAAGAATTTGTAGTTTTTGCTTTTGGTTTAGCTTCATCTTTTACCTCGCTTTGGTATTTTGGGCATTTTGGGCAACCATCCCAAGTGCAGTTGCCTCCTTTATCAATCTTGCTAGCACAAACATTACATCTTTTTACTCTTGCCATATCTACTCCTTTTTATTCTTGTTCTTGTATTTTCTCACGTTCTGCTAAAAGGCTTTTATATTCATTTCTTAGATTTTCAAGCACTGAAGCATTGCCGATGATTAGAGCGTGGCGTATATCGTCCTTACACTCTTTTATATCCGCTTCAAGCTGTGCTAATGCCTTAGCCCTTTCGTCTATTTTTGGCGTTAAATACTCCTCTATCTCCTTTTGTGTTAAAGGTGTTAAACAAAACTTTTCTACGCTTGCAGCTAAAGCTTCTTCGCTGACATTGTTATCATAAGCATAGACTTCATCGTTTTTATCTTTATAATATTTCATTTTTTTATCCTTATTTGAGTTCATTCCATGTGTTATATTTTTTATTGGTGACATCAGCTACTAAATTTATTTTCTTCAAAGAGGTATTTAGTAAAGTGGCGATTTTATATTTTGAGCCTGCTGGTACTACAAATGAGAATCCCACGTGAATGTGACTATCAATGCCAGCTGTTCTTACTATTTGATCGTCTATTACGACCGAAATAGGCGTATCAACCAAAATAGGTTCAAAATCAACTCCTACCATTATAGGTCTGCCAGTAGTGTTTGGATAATAAGTATTTAGATCTCTTTGAGCCCACACGTCTTGATAAGTTTGACCTATACCTATACTTTTATTAGCTTCTATCGCATCACTCACAGCTTTCTCTGTAATAGCTGCATCTTCTTGTTTGGCGGTTATTGAGTTTTTGAGTTTAACAATTCCTGATTTAGCTTCAGTTGCAAGTATTGTTTTATCGATTTGCCCAGCTGTTGGAGTATTTACGTTTTTGGCTTTTATTATGACTACTACTGCCATATTGTATGGTCTTGTTTCATTGCCACCAGTAGATTTAATAAATCCTGATTCGTTATTATTTACCTCGGTTTTGCCTCTGGCTAAGGTGGCTGTTGAGTTGCCATATGAGTCCGTATTCACACTCACATTGTGAATATGTGATTTTAATTCATCCTGTTGAGCAGTACCAAGCGGCGCAGCCTTGCCACCGATAGAGCGCATGAATTTTCCATCGGCGAAATTCGGTAAGTTAAAATTCTGCCCACTGCCGCCATATGTGTATCCTATCACATCAAACAACTCAGTGTATTCTGACTTCTTAAGGCTTCTGCCGTCAGCTAGCAAAAAACCAGCAGGGATAGTCTTTTGGCTTGGATAGCTCAGATATGCACCTATTGGCAAGCCGTCCGTTAGCTCGGTTTTTAGAGCGAATTTATCATCGCTTTCACGTTTGGTATATGCATCGATCTTGTCGGTCTTTTTAAGATACGTAGCCTCGGCGATAGCGCTATCTAGTTTAGGTGCGATTAACGCGGCGGTTTGGGTTTTTGAATAGCTGTCGCTTATATCGCGCTTTAAAACTAGCTGTGCGTTAGAGTTCGATTTTAGCGACTCTATTTCGCCTTTGAGGTAGCTCGTGCGGTTTGCCAGCTGAATAGCTTGCTTGTTGCTTATGCCGTCTACTCCGCCGACTACCGGATCGGTCGTTTCTAACTGATAAATTCCGCTCTCCCAAGCGGCGTTTTCTTTTAAATTTGCCATTTTAATACACTCCGTAATTGTAAGTTATATCGTAGTTTGCCGCACCGTCGTATCTTAGCGCGGTCGTTCTAGCCTCTACCGCTACTAATACGCACCTAGCGGGTGCCGCGCTTACGGCGGCCTCTTTTAGTTTTTGCGCTTTTGCGCGGTTGGTTAGCCCGCTGGTAATTATGCTATACTCGGCCCAGTGGTTGTTGCTTCCGTAAAAGCGCGATCCGTCGAATTTAAAGGCGCCGTTATATTTCTGGCTTAAATTTCCTTCGATTATAAGCGCGTCTTTATCGTAGGCGCTCACGGCTTTTTTTACGGCGTAAAAAGTGCCGCTATAAAAATGTATCTCGAAGGCGTTTTTTATAAGCTCTCTTATAGCCTCTTCGCCGAGCCCCTCTATATTCACGTCGTAGCTTTGAGCTAGTATAGGCAAAAGATAAACCGGGCAAGAGTCGGCCAGTATGTTTATGGCTCCCAAATCTAGATCATCAAGTCTTACTCCGAATAGCTCGTCGAATTTCTTGTCAAATTTACTTTTGTGATTCGGCAGTAAACTCATAACTCGGCCTTTTTATAGCTTAGAGAAAAACTTACTTTTATGAAGCTATCGTCTCCAACTCTGGTATCTGTGCTCGGAGTTATTAGCCTTGCTCTATATACCCCGTTTTTGTGAAGCGTAGAATATACGTAGCTTAAATTTAGATCTTCGCCGATAGAAAGAGAAGTTTTTGAGGCCTTGATTTCTTTATCTATACTATCTTGCAAAAACATATCGGTTAGCTCCAGCTCGGCCTTAACCTCTATGTTTTTTATCGTAGCGTTTGCTACCGTAACCGTATCGGTCAGCGGTCTTACTTTCTCGCCGCTTAGGTAATCCGTCACGCTTTGTCTGGTCCCTTCACTCATATCGCTAGTTTTTAGATATACCTTTACTATGCCAGGTCCTCCGTTTAGCACGCTGGCTTCTTCTACCTTTGCGTTTGCCGAAAGGGCATGATATATATAGGCTTTTTTGCTTCCCGCGGTCGAAAACCTTTCCAAAGATAGCACTGCACGCTCTCTTAGCCTATCATCGCTTTCACGCTCGGCTCCGCCTTCAAACTCACTTAGCTGTTTTGCTTTTAATACGAAAGGAAGTGGTGTTTGGATATATTCGCACTTTGCTTTGCTGGTTTTTGTAAACTCATCCAAGATGATCACTCCAACAGCTTTTAGCTCGTTTGCTCTTATTACAACTTCACTTTTTAAGCTAGCTATTTCACCATTTTCGCTGCGTAAAATTAGCCCTTTTGGCAAATATGTATCGCTGCTTCTTGGCATAGAGAGTGTAAATTCACTCTGCGCGGTTGGCTTCTCTCCTTTTAGTCTCTCTATGCCATAAATCGCTACTATGTTATCAAGGTCATCTCCAGTAGAAAATGGCAGCAACATCGCCTTAACGCTATCATTTATCCTGGCTCGCAAGAGCAGTTCTCTATAAGCTAGCGTTTCAAGAAGTGCCGAATAATTGTCACTTTCAAGTAGTGAAATTTCATCATCAGTTACATGCTCTTTAAAAATGTTTTTAACATTATTTAAAATTTCATCATATTTAAGCACCTCAATAACGTTTGGATATGGAAGTTGTTTTAAATTCATGCTCTTACCTCTATCTCATCACCATTCATAAGCACTACTTTAAAGCTAAGCTTATGATCTTTTAGACCCATAAGACGAACTTCATCGATCTTGACTCTCTTTTCCCATTTTTCAACCGCCTCTATCACAAAGCACGCCAGATCAGCACGAAATTCATCATCCACCTTGCGATCTATTAGCTCATAAATTCTGCTGCCATACTCAGGCAGCATCACACGAGAGCCAAGCGGAGTTAGGAGTATGTCTTTGATAGAGTTTTCTATATCAATGAGATATTTCATCACTAATCCCTCGCAAGTCCGTTATTTGTATGATCTGTTAGGCTGCCACGTGCGTCACTTACGCTGCCGCCAAAGTTTGCGTTACCACCTGCTGTGATTGAGCCAGTGATTTTTACATCTCCATTTATCTCAAAGCTACCACTTGCGCCACCGCTTCCTGCTGTATTTATAGCTCCTTCAATGAGAGTGTTGCCAAGTAGCTTGATGCTTGGGCTTTTTACCACTGTATCGCTAGCTTCTACCATCACATTTTTAGCCTTTACATTTGCGTTATCGCAAGTTATGTTTATAAGCTTTGGAGATGAAATTTCAAGGCACGAGCTAGAGCTGTCATAGCTCATCTTTACTCCATCTTCAAAACTTATATGTACTTTCTTATCAGTTGCATCAGTTTTATATGAACTTTGATAAAGCCCACGAAGCACTACGCCTGAGTTTAACTCATCATGCACAGGTAGCACTAGCACTTGCTCTCCTACGCGTATTGGTGAAAAGCTCACTGCATAAGAGTTGGCATGTGCTTGAAATACCGGCAAAAAATCAGTTACCATCGAACCAATGGCAACTTTTGCACGGTCATCTCTTACTTCACTGATAATTCCAACTTCAATCATTTATATGCTCGCTAAATTTTTTATTTCTTGGCGTTCTTGTGTACTTTACGCTATGCTTGATCTCTTTTACATCATCATGTATTTCATTGAGCTTCTCTTTATTTATGGCAAAATTCGCTGCCAAAATATCGCTTAGTTTTTCAGTGGCACTGCTTTGTTTATTTATCGCTTCACTATTTTTATTCACCACATCGATCATCAAATCAGTGTTTTTGCTCGTATATTTACTAAGCAGCAAAAAGATCACCACAAAGCCTATAAAGCCAAAAATCGCCATAAAAACGATAAATTCATTTAAACCCCATGATCCAGATAAATTTATTAGTCCAGCTGTCTCTCTTATCTCATCACTAAAATTTAAGCTACTATTTTCCATCCGCTATCCCTATGCATTGTTTTAATAGATCCTCGCACTTTAAAAAATAAATCATCTTCGCCTTGTGTGCTTCAAAGCTACCATCATTATTTGGCTTATCTGGCATTACAGCGTTGCAGCGCACTGGTGTTAGTTTTTCTTTGTAGATGATGGTTGGCTCTTTAAAAGCACAACCACAAAGAAGCACACCTAATGGCAATAAGCCTAATAGCATCATTTTCATCTCTCGCCCTCAAAGAATAATTCCTGGTAAGCCTTTAGCTTGGCCTCACAACTTTCGTCTTTTAAGTAAATTTTCTCTACTCTCTTAACCTCTTTGATAGGCTTTTGCTCTACCTTTACGCTCATCTTTGAAATAGCTTCATTTTGACTTTCAATGACGCTATTTGCTGCCTTTAAATTTTGCTTTGACGTGTTAAGATCAAGAGCAATGCTTTTTATCTCAAGGTTCTTTTTATCGATGCTTGCATTTAAAAAATGTATTTTTAGTGCCAAACTACCAATACATAGCAAAAAAACAGCACCAAAAATGATGCAAATTTTGGTATTAAGCAAGTAACCCACTTAGCACCTTCTTTGCTCGGTTCGGCGTTTGTTTTGCCCAAAGGCTATCTAGTCCATTCTTATAGGCTGCCTCATATTCGCCAGACTTTATAAAATTAAGAGTGGTAACAAATTTTTTAACTTTTGGCACTCCCATTTGATAACACATCTCTATTACCACGTCTTGGACATTTTTTGGCTTATCTTCTAGCCAAGGAAAAGCTTCACAAACGCTAGGTATGAGCTTAATAAGCTTCATCTCTAAAATCTGATCTGCTACCGCTTTACTCATAGGCTCAACCTTGCCACCATTTAAAAATAGTTCGTCTTTACTAAGAGATGAAACCTCAAAGCCATATCCGACAGTAGGATACCCACGAGTATCCTGATATATGTAGCTTTTAAGGCCCTCGTTTTCTTTGATTTTTTCTATTAAGGTCATGGCGTCCTCCAAACTTTTGCCGCAATATTACGCCATGCCCGCCTCAGAAATCTATCACGATTTTTTGTTAAAAAACTTTGTCAAAGTCCTGTAATAGATTTTCGGCACAAAACAGCCCATAATTCGCACAAAAATAATCAAAGGCGCTAAATGCTAGAAGAATTTGAAAAAGAACTGATAAACACGATTAAAGAAGCGGCCGAACCCAAAAACTCGGTAACTAGAGCGTACCTGGGCGAGTTTAACAGTAAAGAAGAGATGGAGCTGCTGATAAAAGGCGGCGAGAGCTTCGTATTCGTAGAGTTCGTGGATGAAAAATATGAAAACGTAGTAGAACGAAGCGCGACGTATAATATCCATATACTAGCCTGCACTTCAAACAAAAATCAAAACTACCGACAAGCCAATAAATTTAAAGCCTACGCTCTATGCGAGGCAATAGATGAAAGGCTAAGAAACTCGAATTTATGTAACGAGTTTAGGATAGAGCCCCAAAGCGCTAAGGCGTCGCTAAACGATATTACCGACTACGGCTACGTTTACGTGCTCACCAGGCAGATACGAACGCAATTTTTAGAAAAGGACGAATTCTTATGCTCATAACCAAAGACTTAATCGCGTTAAAGGACGATAAAGAAGAAGTTTTAAGCGAAATTTGCCTGGCCGTAACCGGCGTTTGGCAAGGACACGCCGGAGGAACGTTTAGTATAGACGCCGCCGATATCGAAAAGATGAAACTAAATTTCGACAAGCGCAGCCTAGACATAGTGATCGACTACGAGCACCAAACTTTAAGCGGGGAGATAGCGCCCGCGGCGGGCTGGATAAAAGAGCTTTTTATAAAAGACGGCGCGCTTTACGGGCGCGTAAGTTGGACAGCCAAAGCAAAAGAATTTATCAAAAACGGCGAATATAAATATCTTAGCCCGGTTTACGACTTTATGGGCGTAGACGAAAAAACCGGAGCTTGGCAGGGCTGCACGTTGCACTCCGCGGCGCTAACCAATAAGCCGTTTTTAGACGAACTCGGAGAAGTAAGAGCGAATAAAAATTTCACAAAGGAGACGAACATGGATGATGCGAAAAATCCAAAAGGCGAGCCGCAGGCTCAGGCTGCTACGCAAAACGGCGCGAACTATGAGGCTCAGATAGTCGAGCTTAAAAATCAGCTTGACGCCTCTAAACAAGAGGTTGCTGCGCTAAAAGAGCAACTAGCTCAAAGCGCGGTAGACACGGCTATTGTCGCAAACAAGCTTCAAGAAAGCCAAAAGCAGTGGGCGCTTAGCTACGCAAAGGCCGATTTAAACGGCTTTAACGAGTTTTTAAAAGGCGTTATGCCGCCGCAACAAAAAACGAGCATACCGAGTAACGATATGTTTGCCAACAAAAGCCAATCGGACGCAGAAATAGACGTCGTTAAATTTGCATTAGGAGGAGAATAAAATGTCTAACGAACAAAAAAAGCCAAAGACCATCGGAGACGTGGTCGTAAACAAGGTGCTCGGCGTTAACGCCAAAGTAGAGACCACTAAGGCCCTAGAGTGCGGAGCCGTGCTGTTTAGTATTAACGGCGGCGAGAGTTTTGCGGCCGTAACTAGCGACAACCAAACTACGACCATCGCAAACGCCCAGGCGGTATTCGGCGTGCTTTGCGACAACGTAGAGGCCACCAAAGAAGCCGACGTGCTGGTGCTTGGCGAGGTAATGCTGGAAGGCGCCGCCGCGGAGCTAAAAACCGCACTATTCAAACAAAAAATTATAGTGAGATAAGGAGATAAAAATGGATGAACTTTTAAAAAAATTTACGGTCGAGGCGATGACTGAGATCATAAATCAGACTAAGACCGATCAAAGTTTCATAACGGATACGTTTTTCAAAAAATGGACTCCGACGCTTTCCAATACCCATAACATTATCATCGAAAAAGGCGCGGGCGTAATCCTTGAAAGCGTTAGCGAAAACGGAGAGCACTTGGTGACGAAAAATCCCGACCAAACTATCATCTCCGTACCGCTTCCTCGCTTCCCGCAGTATGATACGCTCCCGGCTAGCGAGATGAATTTGCTAAGAACGCTCAATACCCAAAGCGAGCAGCTTAAATCATTGTCTGCGGCTATCGGCAAAAAACTAGCTAGCCAAAAGAGCAATATCGCCAACACCGTAGAGTATATGGCCATAGGCGCTATTTTCGGTAAGGTAATGGACGGCAAAGGAAAGGTGTTATTTGAGCTTAGCGCAAATAGAAAAGAAATAACTATCACGAATGCGACTAAGTTATTGGATTTATTAAGCGATATCGAGGCCGCTCAAAAAGAGGTATTAGGCGTTGCAAAGCCGTATATCGCGCTAGTAACTAGAGAGCTTTTTGGCGAGCTGCTTAAACTGGCCGAAGCCCAGGAGCTTCTAAAGCTAAAATCCTGCGAAGTCGTCGACAGTAACGGCGTTTTAACGCTTAAACTTTTCGGTAAGACCTTTATGCCTTACGATGCCTCATACAAAAACACGAAGGGCAAAGATACGAGCTACATGAGCGGCAAAAAAGGCATAGTAGTTCCTTTGATGGACGATATCTTCGAGGTAGTTTATACGAGAGCAAACCATACGTCTGCCATCGGAAAGGCTCCGACGAAATTCTTCGCTGCGGCTCCCGAGGTGCTCGACAAAGGTATGGGCTGGGGCATTGTTAGCGAAAGCAGACCGCTTCCGATCTGCAATAGGCTTGACGCGATCATCGAGCTAAAAATGTAACAAATCAATTTAAAAGGGCTTCACGCCCTTTTAAATCAAAAACGACTAAAACTACGAGAAAAATATTTTAAACGTTTTAACGCGCTTTTAACGCTCGCTAAAAGCTAATAACAAATACGGTCAAAAGGTTTAAAATATTTGGAGACAAAATAATGGTTTTAACAAACGAGGATCTACTAAAAGAAGTTTCTACTAGAGAGCTGCAAGAGCTCAGCGACTTTGAAGGAAGCGGCGCCGTTAATCAAAGCGTCATAGACGATAGCGTAAACGATGCCTTGGCTTATATCTCCTCTTTCATCAAACTTCCGCAAAACCCTACGCCGCTATTAAAAGACATCGGCGTAAATTTGACTATTATCGAGCTCAAAAAGCGCAATAACTTCCCCAAAGAGGCGCTGAATGAGCAGATAGAAAAGATGGACGCCCTGCTTTTGAAGATGGCTAGCAAGAAGCTTCCGAGCCAAATAGAAGACGATAGCGCGCCCAGGCTCGGCATAAGAGCGTTTAGGCACAGCGAGAAAAAAATGGACTTAAAGGATTTAAATGGCTGAGAAACCAAATATAAAAGAGCTTGCTAAGGAGCTTTATCTAAAAGGCTTCAGCCTTGAGCGCATAGCCGAAATTTTAAACAAAACCGTAAAAACCATAAAAAACTACAAATCTCAAAACGGCGACTGGGACGAGCTTAAAGCCGCAAGCTATCTAAATAAAAGCGGCGAAGATAAGCAAAATATCTATCAAAACTTTATCGAAGAGATGCGCCTGGCAGTAAAAGATATAAGAGAGAGCGAACTGCCCGCAGGTAAAAAGGCCGAGGCGCTTTCAAAGATAGGCGACAGCTTCGTTAAGATGACCAAAGTTGCAAGCTACGAAAATCCGGCGGCATACCGCTTAAGCATCGCCAAAAAGGTCATTATGCTAGTAGTCGATAAATTTAAAGACGACGAGAACAAAGAGTGTATCAAAAAACTCGTAGAACTCATCGAGAGCGAGAAGTTCGTCAAAGCTATCGAAGAGCTCGACGTTTAGGATGACGCATGCTTTTTTCAAGAGATGAGTTAGATGGCTTCCTAGAAGACAGTAGAGAAACGCACAAGCAAGCCGGCGCCGTAGAACCCGAGCTTAGCAAGCTAACGCGCAAAGACTTTTACGGCTGGCTAGAGGAGCTTAGCGGCGAGCTAAAAGAGCAGATACATCTAAATAGTCCTCTGTCGCCAAAAGATAGGGCCGCAAGAGTAAAACGCGCCGAGCGCGATTTTATGTTTTTTGCAAGGACTTATTTCCCGCACTATTTTAGCATTAGCAGCTCTTGCGCGCTTCACGAGGACCTAGCGCAGATTTTTGAAGCTATGACGCAAAACGCAAGCGGAGACAAATACGCCCGCGCCGCGCCGCGCGGTCATGCAAAGACCACGTACTGTTCGCAGCTTCTTCCGCTTTGGTGTATTTGTTTTAGCAAGAAGCGCTTCATCGTCGAAATTTCAGACGCCGTGGAACTGGTCGAGGGGTGTTTGGAGGCGATAAAAGCCGAGCTTGAGGATAACGCAAATTTAAAAATGGACTTCCCGCACGTTTGCGGCGCAAGTAAAAATTGGAAGATAGGCGAGTTCGTATCCAAAAACGGAGTCAAGCTTAAGGCGTTTGGCTCGGGTAAAAGACTGCGCGGCGTAAAATTCGGCGTATATCGCCCCGATCTAGTAGTCCTAGACGACCTAGAAAACGATACTAACGTACGCAGCAAAGAGCAGCGCGACAAGCTCGAGGAGTGGCTTGATGAAGCGGTTTTAAATTTGGGCAGCGTAGACGGTAGCCTAGACGTTCTTTACATAGGCACCGTACTTCACGCTGACAGCGTTTTAGCTAGGAAGCTCAAGCTTAAATTTTGGAATGCCAAAAAGTACCAAAGCATCGTAAATTTCCCAAAGCGAATGGATCTGTGGGAGAGATGGAGCGAGCTTTACAAAAACGTCTCAAAAGAGTCTAGCGAAACGTTTTATTTAAAAAACAAAGCCCTTATGGACGACGGGGCGCGGGTACTTTGGGAGGATGCGCTACCGATCCTAAAGCTCATGCAAAAGCGCGCCGAAAACTTGAAATCTTTTAACAAAGAGCAGCAAAACGATCCGCGTAGCGAGACTCAAATTTTCACTAAAGAGAGTATGCATTTTTACCGCGAGCTTCCGAGGTGCGATTACTTCGTGATGTATATCGATCCCGCAGGCGAAAAGAAAAAGAGCGATTATACGGCTATAACGGTGCTAGGAGTAAGCAAGGCAGAAGCCAAGATCTACGTAGCAGAAAGCATAGTAGAGGTCATGAAGACTAAAAAGACCATCAAAGAGATCATTAGGCTTAATCAGCTCTATAAATGCCGCGTTTGCGCGATAGAGAGCAACGGCGGGCAGGAGTTTTTTAGGGGCTGGATAAGAGAAAAGGCCTTTGAGATAGGCGTTAAACTACCTTTAAAAGGCGTGAATAATACCGCAAGCAAAGGGCAAAGAATAGAGGAACTTGAAGTGCCTATAGAAGACGGCGAAATACTCTTTCATCAAAGCCAAAGCCTGCTCATCGAACAGCTTACGGAGTATCCAGAAGCCAAGCACGACGACGCGCCCGACAGCTTGGCGGGCGCATACGACCTAACGAAACTAAAAAAGAAAGTAAAAAGGCGCACTAGATGAACAAGAAAAGACTAAATTTTAAATACATAAAACCGAACAAAAACGATAGAATTCAGACGCCTATCGTAAAGCGCAAGAGCGCCGTTATTGCCCAAAACGGTACCCTGATAGATCTGCTGATAAATACGGGAGTTTCCAGTATTGGCGACGACGATATGGATATGATACTAGCCGATCTTACCGTTACGCAGTGCGACGTGAGCCGCAAGTCCGTGACCGAGAAAAAAGAGATCCAAATCGTTTGCGACGATGAAAAAATCAAGGACGAATTTAAAAAGATTTTTAACCCCGACGTCGTCAGCCAAATTTTAGAGACCTATCTTTACGGACTAAACGTATTCGAGGTTAACTACAAAGAAAAAGAAGGGCTTGTATACCCAAGACTCGTGCAGCGCGATTTTAGACAGTTTAAATTTAACGACGCGAGCGAGTTCGTGTTTAACGCCGGCGGAAGCGAGCAGAGTATCCCGCCTTTAAAAGTTATATATGCATTAAACAGGGCGAATTTTAGAAAAGTATACGGAGACGGGCTACTTAAAAAGCTGTATTTCCCCGTCAAAATGAAAAACGCCAGCTTGAAGTTTTGGTTTAGGTTTTTAGAAAAATTCGGATCACCCTGGGCGATAGCAAAAACTAGCTACGAGCCCGACGAAATGGCTGCGGAAGTGCAAGCCATGCTTAGCGGCGATAGCGCGGTCATAGACACGGACGAGGAGATCACCCTCGTGCAGCCTACCTCAAACGTAGATTTTACGAGACTTCCCGCATACCTCGACAATCAAATCAGCAAGGCTATTTTAGGCGCAAATTTGACTAGTGACGTAAAAGAGGGAAGCTATGCCGCAGCGAAGACGCATAACGAGATTAGAGAGGATCTGGCCGCAAACGACGGCAAAATTTTAGTCTTCGTCATGAACAAGACCATAAGCTTTTTTAAGGAGATCAATGGCTATAACGGCGAGCTTTACGCCAAACTATTCGACGAAGACGCTCCTAATACCGAGCGCGCGGCAAGAGACAAGACGCTATACGATATGGGCTTCACGCCTACGAAAAAATACATAACCTCTGCATATAATATCGAGCTGGACGATAACGAGCAAGCGCAAGAAAAAGACCGAAATTTAAAGGCTAATAAAGCGAATTTAACGGCTTTAAAAGGCTCTTTAAAGGCTTTAGATAGATTTGATAAAGCTACGGACGAGATGGATATAGAAGACGGCGAGATAGAAGCGGCCTTAAACAAACTAATAGCAAGCAGCGAGACTTACGAAGAGGCCTTCGATAAGCTTTACGAGCTTTACGATCTACCCTTTGAAAAGCTTGAACCCTTGATGTTTAAAGCCGTAGCCAATGCCCAGATGTTGGGATATCTAGATGAAATTTAGTTTTTTCGAGGAGCCTACGGCGGTTTATGAATACTTAAAGAGCAAAAAGCCAGAAGTGCACTTTGATTACGACGAGATCATTCACGACGCCCATAAAAAGGCTTTTACGATAGCCAAGATGACAAATTTAGACCTTTTAAAAGATATGCAAAGTTCGCTTACAAAAGCTTTTAAAGACGGTATTGGGTTTGACGAGTGGAAAAAGAGCGTAAAGCCTATGCTTGCAAAGAAAGGCTGGCTGGGAAATATCAAGGTAAAAGACCCAAAAACCGGCGAAGAAAAAGAAATTTACGTAGGCAATAGGCGGCTAAGGACCATATTTAACACCAATATGAGAACGTCCTACGCCAAGGCTAGGTATGAAAGCCAGATGCAAAGCCTAGGCGAATACTTCCGCTATACCGCGGTGCTAGACGGCAGGACCAGAGAAGCCCACAGGAAGCTTCACGGCAAGACCCTGCCCAAGACGGATAAATTTTGGGATACCAATTATCCGCCAAACGGTTGGGGATGCCGCTGCAAGGTGCAGGTGCTTACGGAGGCCGAATGCGTAGCTAGAGGCATCGTACCGCTTGCGGACGGCTCTTTTTTGCCCCAGGCTGCAGAAAAAGACTTCAAATACAATCCAGGTAAAATCGATAAGACGGACGAAATTCTAGAAGATAAGCAAAATAAGGCCTTGAGTGGCATTACTTCAAGTCTTGCAAAGAAAAATTTAAAACAATCCCTAGATAGCTTCGAGCACGAGCGAGACGTTTACGTTTGGCAAAAAAGCTTGGACGACGCAGTAGACGAGCTTTTGGTAAAGAAGAATTTAAAAGCTCCGATAGTCGCCTTTGCGCTCGGAAAACTAGGTAAAGACGTCATAAAAAAGAGCGAGAAGCTGCTAGGCGTCAAAATAGAGACTGAGCATATAGCAGGAGACAAACACGGCATACTCCACATCAGACCTGAGCGCAAAAGGCAATACGGGCAAGATTTGCGAATAGAAGAGATAAAAAAGATAGTAAAAATTTTAGCCGACGATAAAACTCCCGTAAGCGTAGATACCGTGAATAAAAACATCGTATTTTGGTTTGAGGACGAAAAAGATGCGAGCAAGATGAACAAGATCGTCATAGACCTAAACTACAAACTGAAGAAATTCGGGCTTACCAATTATATGGCGACGGCAAGCAAAGTAGATAAGACGAATAAGAAAGAAGCGCAATTTATTAAAATCAGATGACGGCGGGAGTTGCACCCGCAATACAGGTCCGATCTCGCGAGGCGAGCACCTATCGACTACTACGTTGCGATCATCAATCATCTGATTATCGTCTATTATACCACTTTCAAGGAATAAAGGCAAATGATAGAAGTTAAAGGCCTAGAAGAGCTGCAAACTAAGCTAAAATCTCTGCAAAATATCGACAAAAAAACCAAGCCGCTAATGCAAACGCTAGGCAATATCTTACAAAACGAAATAGAAGCCAGTTTTGAGAACGAAAGCAGTCCGTTCGGACAAAAATGGAAGCCGCTATCCTCGGTTACGGTTTTAGCGTATTACGGGGGAGGCGGTATAAAAAACCTTAAAAAAGGCAACCAAGCCTCGTTTATAAAAAACGGGAAGCGCCAAAGCAAACAGTTTTTAAAGAAATTCGGCGCGGGCGGTAGCAAAAGGATATTAAGGCAAACGGGAGCCCTAGCGGATAAATGGATAACAAAAGCTAGCAACCAAAGCGCGAGTGTATCTAATAACGCTAGCGCCGGCGGCTTTCCTTATGGACTCACTCATCAATTCGGAACCAAAAGCGCATTCGGGAAAGGCATATCTATACCGGCTCGTCCGTTTTTGCCGATAGATAAAAGCGGAAAATTGCCGGATAAAACCGAAGAAGTCGTAAAAAAAGTAGCTATAAATTTCGTAAAGGATAGCTTTAAGTAGTAGTCTAGTTTCTTCTCTTTTTTCTAAACTCCCAAGGCGGAGTCGGGCTATCTTCTTGCCAAAGGCCTAGTCTCTTGCTTTTTGCATACGCTTCATCGGCCGTATACTCTTTGGAGTATTTTCTGAAAGCCCAAGCATAGCCGTTTTTTACCATAAATTTATTCACGTCTTCTCCGTCAAGGAATATTTTTGCGATACTCCTTTGATACCTATCTTTTTTATCTCCCGATACGGTTACGATCTTTCCGGCTATTTTAGCCTGCAGGGCTTGTTTACATAAATGCGAGAAAGGTTGCTTCTTTTCCGGGGCGTCTATGCCGTGAAGCCTTATCTTTATCTCTTGCTTATCCGCAGTCAAGACTTTTATCGTGTCGCCGTCTGAAATTTTTACCACCTTTGCCTCATAGTCCGTAAAGGCGCAAGTAAATAGCAGGCTCGCAAATATTAGCAATTTAAGCATTTTTAAAGGCCTTTTTGGGGTGTATTATAGTTGCTTGGGAATATTTTGTCAAAAAAGGGTTAAAGGCGGAAGTCTCTACGGGTTAGATTTTAAAGAAAAGCGTAGGAAAGAGGGCACACTTACTCGAACAAACTAGGCTCTCTTAACTCTTTGGTTATGGCGCAAACGCTGTTATAGCTTAGGTTATGTTTTGCGGCGATCTCGCGAATGACGACCGGGCGTGGCTTGCCTAGCTTTATGCCTTCTTCGTATTCTTTGAGTATATCGTAGTTTCTAAACGTACCTTTGTAACTGGGTACGTAAATATTGGCTCCGCCGTATTCTTTGACGATATCGGCCATGTTTTCGCTCTCTTTGACGCGGTTGTAAAACTCGGCGAATAGATCGAAGCTATTTATCATTTGTAGTATTTGTCTTTCATTTGAATAAGAGCTTGCACGACGTCGGCGGCATCAGTCCTTGACAAAAATTTAAGATGCAAAGGCCTGATTTTAACTATCCTAAAGATAAACTCTCTTAGAGCCATACCCGTTTTTACGTTGGCTATCTCTTCCCAGATACCGGCAATAGTCTCAAGCTGCTTTTTGGTGGCGTATAGGCTTCCTTTAGCGGGCGTTAGATCTTCGCCGGCTATAAAAGAAGGACTAGGCGTTTTGTGTGCTTTGGTTTTGCGGGTTGCTTTGCTTTTTCGCGCAGGTCTTTTAAAATTTGTGTCTTTATGGGGCTTATATCCCACAACCTCTAGCACGACCCTAAGCTCCTCTATACTTAGCTCTTTTAGGCTATCTTTGCCAAATTGTGCTTGTAAATACACCTTCCTGCACTCGTCATCCACGAAATAGTTGTGCTTTAACGTTTGTATCATCTTGATATAGTACTTTTTAAGCTCGCTCGTATTCATTCTAAACCGCCAAATTTAAGGTATTTTCTCTCATAGTTGTAATAGTTGTATCGGTTGTAGTCTCTGCTTTACAACTATATATCACGCTCTTGCCCATTTTACGGCTAAACCATAGCTTGCCGTCGAATTTATCGAGGCAATCCCTAGCCGTTCTATCGTCTTTTTCGTAATTCATAGCGTTTAGCAGCTCGGTCTTGTTTAGATCTCCGCCGGCTAGTATCTTTTGCGCTAGAGTAGTAAAATTTAGCTCGTATTCGCTCATTCTAGCTACCTCTACATCAAGCTCGTTTAGTTCTAAATTTAGCGTTTTTACGCAAAAACCGCTATCTTTTACTCCGGCTCTTTCTTTGGCTACTTCAAGTAAGAAATTTAACTCGTTTTCCTTGCTAGGGCGTTTTAGTAGATGATACATAACGTCGAGAGAATTCCTTATATGGTTACTGCCTTGATAGTTTTTGCCGTCTTTGTTGGAGTGGTGCAGAATGATCACGGTAGCTCCCGCTTCGCGTAAATTCTTAAGCGCGCCAAATAGCCTATTTATGCGGTTGTCGTTATTGATGTCTACGAAATCCCGCAAGCTATCTAGGATAAAAACGCAATCTTTGTAAGCTTTGCCTACGGCGTTTTCCTCTAGCTTTAAAACAAGCTCGAATCCGCAAAGCTCTAGCGCGCTGCGCTGAATATAATTCATATTCTCGTAGCTTTCTATAAGCAGCCTATCTACGCCGCGCTGTTTGAGTACGCCTACGGGGTTGTCGTAGTCTATGAAAAATACCCTTTGACCCTCTTTGCAAAGTTTTTTAGCTAGAGCAAAGGCCATGTAGCTTTTGCCCGTGCCGCCGTCCGCGTAGATTAGCGTGATTAGCTGCTTTACTAAAAAGCCCTCTATCAAAAACTCGACCTTTTCGTTAAAATTATCTTTGGTTAAGCTGGAGTTTTTTAAAAACTCGAAAATTTCGCTCATATATTTCCTTTATATACCGATTTGCCGCTTTCTAAATCGGCGAGTATGATCTTTCTTATACGCTCTATTTTTAACCTTATGGACGGATCTTTCGCGCGGTTTTCAAAGCTGCCGTTACTTGGCTCCTCGTAGGGCTTCTTTTCTTCTTGCATGGCTTTACCGTCGCGCGGCAGACGGTATATTACTTCGCAGCTTATGTCGCGGAAGGTTACGCCCGCTTCCTTGATCGCGGCAAGGTTATCCGCCCAAAACTCTCTTAGTCTAGCTTTGATGTTTTCTTTGTTTAGCTCAAAGGTTTGCTTTGCGGCAGGGTGAGAAAAGACGAAATGCAAATTTATACCGTTTATCTTTGCCCATTTTAAAAGCTTAGCATCGATGATCCCCTCTATGCCGTATTTGGCTAGCCTTTGGACGAGCTGGTATTTTGCGATACCGGGAGCAGCCTCCATCATTTGCTCTCCAGCAAATTTCTTTGAAGCTGAGCCTCGGGCATTCCCTCGGCTATCTTTTGGATGTTTAGTATCTCTTTTATCTCTTCGGGGCTTAGGAGTTTTACCTCTCCTATGCGTTTGTTGTCTTTGAAGCCTAGTCTATTTTTCCATACGAAAGCAGCTTGAGCGTTTTCTAAGCACTTTTCCCAGCTTTGAAAATACGCCGATCTTAAAATTTCAAACTCCATGAACTCGTACTTAGTCAAAGAAAAGCTTATTTGCCTGCCTTTACGCTGGATATATCTTATACCGTCGCTTATGAATATATCTTTGACCTTTGCGCAAATTCTAAACAAGAGCTCTTTTTCAAATTTGCTCTCATATTTGAAAGAGTAGTCCTTGCTCTTTTCGTCGTCCATTAGTGATTCAAGGCTTATTTTATGTTTTTTTAGTAGTTTGTTTAGTATCTCTTTGGCGCTTACCGCTTCGCCGCCTACGCCTTGCTCCGCTAGGGCTTGGAGCTTTAGAAGTCTAGCTTTTAGTTTTTCGTCGATGTTTTGCATGGTTTTCCTTTAAAATTTAAACCTTTTAAAATACGTTTAACAGCGAATTAAACGCATTTTAAAGGGCTTAAAGCCCTTTAACGCGAATTCTTAACTTCGCTCGTCTTACGAATCTAGGCAAAAGCCTATTTTTGCTGTCTTTTAACCTTTTAAAGTCGCACCAATAAATTTGAAAATCGCTCTTTATCTCGTTCATTTTCCTACCTCCAAACTCTCTATTTTAGGCACTATCCTAAAATTATCTTTTACCACTCTTTTAAGACCGAGCTTTACCAAATCCTCGTCTTTTAGCTCCGCTAGCGCTTCTTTATTAGGCTTTTCTTCGTATATGATGCACTCTTTGCCTAATCCGAACGCCTTTATGGAGTTTAGCAAGCTCTCAAGCTTGGCTTTTACGCTAGGTACTCTTACGCTTTTACTTATGCGGTAACCGATCTCGCCGAAAGTAAATTCTTTTGAGCGTTTTTCGGCGAAATGGGCCTTATTATCCTCGCAAAAAAGCGTTATTTGCTGCTCTATGTAGCTTTTTTCGCTTTCTAGCCTTTCGACTTCGCTTTTTCTAGCTTCTTTTATGCGGTTGCACTCAAGCGTTACTTCTCCGTTGATTTTTTCTATACCTACGCTTACTTCGCATAATCTTTTTAAAGCGACGTCTACGTCGCTAAAACTGTTTATTTGCATTTCTACTCCTTTCAAGTATTTTAAATTTCTTTGCGAATTTGAGTTTTGTTACGTATCCGTAGATCGTACATATCGCCAAATTCTCTTTAGCTTTTTTGTGGTTTTTGAATGCTAAAGGCATTCTTCAAACAGTCCGCCGTCTTGATTTTGGCTAAAATCAAGCTCCGTTACGCCAAGCTCTCTCGCGTATTCGCGCTCTGCTTTCATGCCTTGCGATCTTACGGCATCGGCGTGAGTCGAAAAGTATATATAAGAGCAGTAGCTAAGCAGTTCAAGCCCGGCGTTTATAGCCTTGTCTCTATCTATGCTTTCATCGAATACTTCGCCAAACGCCAGCACCGGGCTTATAGGTATATAGCCCGCTTTTATAACCTTTTGACACTCGGCTATAGCAAGCTTTTTAGCGGCAAAAGGTCTATTTATATCGCTTACGTTTAACCCCGCGTAAGGGGTAGCGACGTAGACCATTCTCATCGTTTGTTTCATCTGTTCTCCTTTCTTAAAATTTAACTTTATAGGAAGCTCCGCAGAGCTCCCGAAAAATCAAATCTAAGCCGCGACGTCCACGACCATACCGTCGCAGGCCCTGACGATATATTTACCCACGACCCGAAAAAGGCTCTTTGAATAATCCGCCTTTTCGCCTTTTATCATGCTTCCGCGCTTTATGCCCCACAGTTCGCCTTTGGCGTTTACTCTCATTTCAAACCCTTTCTCTTCAAAATTTCTAACCAGCTTAACCAGCCCCGCCGCTTGAGTTCTTTCTAAAAAGCTTTCTAAATTTCTCATTTTTTACTCCTTACAACTATTACAACCGTTACAACTTTATTAGATCGCGAGTAGCGATCTTAATCTTTAGTATTGGTTCTTAGGCGGTTTTCAACCGCCGCTAAAGAACGTTACAAAAGCAACATCTTCGTAGCCTCTTTGACTACGTCTTCATTTATAGGGGTCTTTGCGTATTCGCTTAGCATCTTCGCCCTTCTTAGCAGCTTTTCGGTCTTTCTAAAATTTCCTTTAGCTAGCGTTTCTATTAGATCGATGCATGGTTTTTGGGTTACGCCGAAGTTTTTACAAACGGCCTCTAGGTCGTCTCTTATTTTTTTCTTGTCCTCGTCTACGTAGGAAAGCCCGCCTAGTATCCATTTATTTCCGACTCTCGAGCTTAGCTGTTCTAGCTCGTTTCCGCTCTTTGAAGCGGTTAAATTTATTAGTAGCTTGTTCGTGCCCACGAGTACCAGAGTAGCGCGGCTAAAATCGTGCATCCTGCGCAAGCTTTCAAGCGCGCGGTAAGGCAAGTGTTCGGCCTCGTCTATGATGATCGTTCTGCTTACCTTTTTTAGAGATTGGGCGCTTTGACGTATTAGTTCGTCTATGCTTCCTTTGTCGTTTAGTCCGAGCTCGCGGGCTAAAATTTTAAAAAGGCTCTTTGCGGATGTATTTATGGTGGCCTCGATTAGAATGCTATCGGGATGCGTTCTTACGTATTCGCGCACGGCTCTTGTCTTTCCGCTGCCGGCTACTCCGCTTATCATCGCCATATCTCTATCTTGTACCGCCCAGCCGATCACCGCGTGTATGCTTTTGGCGTCCTTGGTTTTTACGAACGGTAGCTCGTCTTGTAAAACGTCCACTTTTTGGATAAAATTGTCGAGATAGTTTTTAGCTGGCTCTTCTACCTTGTCGGCATACTTGTAGCTAGAGCCTTCTTTTATGTATCCCGAGATATACGCGGGATTTATTCCCAAAGCCGTAGCGAATTTGTTCTGACTCATGCCGCTTGATTTATTCGCTTCGATGAAGTCTTTTATTCTGTCGGCTAACTGCATTTTTCCTCCTTTGATTTTGGTTTTTTAAATGTTTTAAACGCCGTTTAATAGGACTTTAAACGACCTTGAAAGCATTTTTATTCACCGCTTGCTATCTCTATGGCGTCGTCTACGGAAAATTTCTTTTTAGTCGTTCTCTCTGCGGTAAATTCGTTTAACTTATCGTAATCAAACCCAGCGTTTATTATGTTGTTTACCTCTTTTTGTCTTTTTATGGTCTCTTTTAGCGTTTCTATCTTGTCGTCGTCTTCGTAGTTAAAGTTTTCTGGTTTTAACGCCTCTTTATGGGCTTCAAGCATTACTTCGAGGTCGTAATTTACGTTTAGTCTCGTAAATTCGCTAAATTCGGCGCGTTTGATGACGGCTCGGATGGCTTTCATATCGTCTTTAAAGACCTTTTTAACGGCTTTGTAGGTTTCCGCGCTCATAGGGCATATCTCTTTATCCTTTGCTTCGCAGATGAAATTTCCTTCCAAATCGAATACGAATATCGAGCTTACGTCGTCTATGTTTTCGCTAACTAACACCTGGGTCTTTACGGCCGGAAGAAACGCCGAGCCGAATTCTCTTGCATCGTAACTAATTCCCTTTTTGCCTACCGTTCTAGGCTCTAACCCTCCCGCATGTAGCATAAATTCCTCTTTTCTTACGCCGCGAAGCGGAGTCGTATCGCTATTCCAACGATCCATCGGGCTTGATTTTTTGCGTCCTACGCTCATTATGTCCCATTTAAGCACCTCGGCTTCAAATTTAACCCTTACCTGGTCTAACGTTAGTAGGTATTTAAGGTTGGTCTTTTTAACGAACCCTAGCTCGTCTTTTGCGGATCTATCTTTTTTGGGCGTTCTTTGCTCGATCGCCTCTCTCATGGCTAGATTAAATCCTATATATCCCGGCGTTTGAGAGATGCCCGCATGCTGCATCACCCCAAAGTGCCTCTCTACAAAGCCTTTTTCGTCGCCGCTATACGCTATGGCTCTATCGTAGTCGATATTTAAGCCGTTTAATAGATGCTGAAACTGATCGCTTAGGTAGTCCTTGCCATTGTCCCCTTTCACGTAATCGGGTTTGCCTAGCGTATTAAGCGCTTTCCACATGAGTCTTACAAGGCCTAGGGCATTTGATTTTCTCTCTATGCTGGCCACGCATCTGCCGCTATATACGTCCACGATGCTAAGGATATTGGCTCGTATCGCCTCGCCTTTTTCTCCGTCTCTTACCATCACGTCAAGCGGCGAGCTATCTATCTGCCAGCATTGGTTACGTCTGGTTATCATCTCGCCTTGATCGCCCAGAGCCGGCTGGAAGTAGCTTTTCGCTTTATCTTCGCCTTTCGTGATCATTATGTATTCAAGCTTGTTGGCGGCGTAATAGCCGTCTAGGTATCTTTTTATTACGCCTGCGTCAAAGAGCGGTTTTATCTTTCCGGTTAGAAATTTCGGATAGTTATGCGCTTCGCCTCTGCGCCTAAAATATTCTTGATGGAGTCTGCGGTAAAGCTCCGTTATATTTAGCCCGCCTGCGCCGTAAGCGCGGAAATTTTCAAGGATAAACTCCTTCATCCACTCTTCGAGCACGCTAGCGTTTTTTCTATGCTTGCCGCGCTTATCTATCAGCGCCGCCGCGCCTTTTTCTTTGTAGGCTTTTTGCCATCTAAAAAGGTTTGCCTCGCTTATACGGCTGTCTTCGCAAAACTTTTTACATGACACGCCTTGTTTTTTGGCCGCCTCATACTCTTTTAGCAGTCTGATTTTTTCGTTTATCTCCTCTTTTTCGCTACCGTCCAACACCGCGTACTCCTTGTTTAAATTCTCTTCTTTACCGTCGCTCGCACTCTCTTTGTTCTTGCTGCTATTTTTTATTTCGCTAAATTTCATCCGTCTAAATCCGGTTTGCTCCGAGCCGTCCTCTACGTATACGCTTACGTCTTTATCCGCCTTGCCGCTCTTTATCGCTGCGTCTATATCCGCAATCTCTACCGCAAATAGCAACTTCGCTCCACCGCGGCTTCTGATGCCGGCGTCTTTTATACGGACGAACGGGTATTTTTGAGAGTTGCGAGTAGCAGAATTAATTAAAATTTTGGAATTGACATCAAAAATTCTAGCTGCCGCGGCGGTTTCGACGTAGATCATTTAGCTGGCCTTACTCTCTTCTTGCTCGCCTTTTAGGCCGCTTGGAAGTTCCTTGATTATGCCCTCGCTCAAAAGCGCCTCAAACACCTTTCTTGAAGTAGCGAAATTTTTGTTGCCTACTACTTGGCCGTTTATCACCATATAGGTAGTGCGCTCGCTTAGATCGTGTTTTTTAGCCCACTGTCTTATGCTTATGCAGTTATCGGTAAAGTATTTCTTTATCACTTTGCGCTCCTTTCTTTTAATTTTCATAGTTAATAAGACTTTTATAGAATTTTTAAGCCCTCGTAAGTAAAATTTACTTGCCGCTATTTTTATACGAGGACTTAAAAATGCTATATTTTTGTTACAAAACCAGTGGGCTTAGATTTAACGAACATCGAGCGATAGATTTAAAAGACGATCTTAAAACGATGAAACATTTTAGATCCGACCTGGTAGATGCTTACGAGTATATACATGGGGGCATCGTTAATCTAAACGCTTACGCTTCGTATTTTCAAAAAACGCACAAAGTGACTCTCAACTATCATCCCAAATATCAGCTAGTATCGGGCTCCACCGATTACGTCGGTATATTAGCTCACAGTAAAGACGGCGACATCGCATCGCAGCTATCGTTATCCATAGAGATAAAAACCAAAGCGCTACTAATACCTTTTTTAAATGAGGATTTTTTCTTTATTCCTAAAATTCTCAAAAATAAAAAGATAAAGATAGAAAACAAAAATAGCTTTCTATCTAACCCAGATAATTCGCCGTTCTTAAAAAAGAGCGTTCAAAACAGGCTATTTTTCCCTTTATTTAAAGAGATAGATAGCCTTAATTCAAAGCTGGACGAACTTGAAAAATCAGGAAAAGCGCCCATGCTTTACGATGAGCGCCGTAGACTATCTTTTTGATAGAGTTATAGCTTCCTGATAAAAGGCTCGCCTTTCGATTTCTCGCTTTTTAAGCTTTTTTGCTTTGTATTCAAGGATGCCGTCGATAAACTTTTTTGGAATTTTCATATCTTTTAGCTCATGCTTTATATTTGAAAGTTCGTTTTTGACGGCTTTTTCTATACGAGCGTGATCGCTTCCGTCAAATTTGAAGTAATTGCACCCCAAAAAGCAACACTCTTTAGCGGCATCGATAACTTCTCCGCTAAGGATCATAGACTTTATCTGAGCTCTCACACGAGCCAACTCTTTTTTAAAACCTTTGCGAGTTACCTTAAGTTGCCCTTCCGTAAGCCCACTAGAAGCTCCTTGTATGTTTCGCATTTTCATAGCGTCTCCTTTTAGATAAGTCTTATTAACAATGAAAATTTAAAGAACTATTTCGAACCTTTGAAAGATTTAATCTCAAATGAGATATAATTTTTTCGTAAGTTTGAAAGTATTATATTCGTTTTTTACGAATAAGTCAATAAAAATATTCTTAAAATACGAATATTTTATTAAATTATAGAGGTGTGTACATGGCAGCGGAAGAGGTTTTGGATAGAATTTATGAAATTGTAGGTGTAAAAAATAGAAACCAGCTATCACAAAAAATAGGCAAAACGCCGTCTACTATCGCTGGTTGGATCGAGAGAGATAAAGTGCCTATGGATATTTTGTATAAAATAGCAGACGAATACAACACTTCTATGGATTTTTTATTAGACGGTATTCGTAAAAACGAATACCAATCTAATGAAGTAGTAAATGGCTATTGGATAAAAAAACTAAATCAAAAAGTAGGCGCGGGTACGAGCGTAGACATAACGGAAGTCGACGTTATAGACGAAGATGATAAGTTTTTTGTCCCAGCTACTTTCTTTAAAACCATAATGAAAAACGAGAAGCTACGTATGGCTCAAGTCGACGGCTATTCGATGGTGCCGATGCTTCATCCCGACAACTGGGTTATTTTTGAAAAAATGAAAGAATTTAAAGGTGACGGATTGTATGTAATCATGTATAACGACAATCTTATGGTGAAAATCCTACAAAAAACGCCGCGCGGAAATTTATATATCAAAAGCACGAACAAAGACTATGAAAGCTTTGAGCTAGATGAAAATACTTGTGGATCTTGCCAGATTATCGGTAAAGTGATTAAATGTATTATTTAAAATAGACTTAAAATGATGTTTAATCGTTTAAGCTATTTCTAAACAATATTTAAGATTAAAATAGTTTTTTGGCGTAATTTGCAAATGATGTTTAATTGGAGACCCTATAGTAACTCTATAACTGCAGATTAAACATCATTAAGTTTTATTAAACATCATTTTTCTTTATTTTTTGATGTTTAATGCCTATATTTTTAAAAATTCGCTGTGCTTCCAGCGACAAACCTTAAACGATATACGGCCGTGATGGATAAATATCGGGACGAATTTCGGGAGGCTTTAAACGGTATTTAAAGAGCTATTATTTGGGCTTTTATAAGTGTTTGTGGTGTTAAATTTTTCCGCTTTTTTGGGATAAAACGGACGATTTGGGATTATAGGGATTTTTCTTTTAGCTGAATTCTTGCGTTACAACTGAGAGTGAAGCTTTTTAAAGTGCCTACTTTACGCGCTTTCAAAAATCTCGCGCTAAAATTTCTCACTCTCATTTTCTATACCCCCTCACAATATTTGAGCACATCAGCAAAACCTCTAAAAGATACAGCTTCAGTGCGCACGATACGTCTAAATTTATGCAAAAGCGAGAGCTTGGCAAATTTGCCTCCAAGGCTGCTTTTTTATGGTACGCGATCTTGTTTTTACTTGCGTTTTTATTTCCTTTTATCTGGCTTTTGCATTGGAGCTTACATGAGATAGGCTCATTTAAATTCGGGTTTGTACAAATGAAGGTAAATTCGCTGCTAATAGCTACGGGCGCAGCAATACTCATTACAGCGATTGGTTTTTATTATTTTTACGGCGAGACTTATCTAAATATCTTTTTGCCGAGCGACGAAATATCGCTAATAAAAGGCGGCAAGGCTTTGGCTTTTGGGTATATCCGGAGGCATATTTTCACTCCGCATCTTACGAAATAGCCTGTTTTTAAGTGGTATAAATCTAATGGCGTAAACCTACTTACCGAGTTTAGAAGATGGTGGAGACAAAAAAACTTTATGTTTCGTTTATAACTAATCATGAACGGTAAAAATACGAAGCAAGCGTAATGGAAGCAAAATTTTAGGCACATTCTCGAGCCAAATTTGGACTTTTACGGAGTTAAATTTTAGACTCTGGCTAACCCAAATTTACAATTTGCGATAAATTTGAATTTGATCTAACTTAATTTCTTTAATTTTTTTACTACAAAAATAACCGCTTAGACGTCTAATGTAAAAGACGGCGGTGGTGTCCTCAGCGAGATTCGAACTCACGGCCTCAGAATTAGGAATTCTGCGCTCTATCCAGCTGAGCTATGAGGACAAAAATATCAAATTTGTAAAACAAAGGCCAAAATAGAGGTTAAATTTAAAGGCGAGGATTTGCATCCCCGCCAAATTCGGCTTAGCCGTTTCTTTTCTTAATAATTTCTTCGCTAACGTTCTTTGGAACTTCCTCGTAGTGGTCAAATTCCATAGAATAAGTCGCGCGACCTTGCGTCATAGAGCGAAGGTCGGTAGAGTAACCAAACATCTGAGCTAGCGGGCAGAAAGCCGTGATGATCTTGCTTCCGTTGCGCTCATCCATAGAGTTTACTTGACCGCGGCGTTTGTTTAGGTCACCGATAACGTCGCCCATATAGTCCTCAGGCGTCTCAACCTCAACCTTCATCATAGGCTCAAGGATAACTGCGCCTGCCTTTCTGGCACCTTCTTTAAAGCCCATAGAAGCGGCAAGCTTAAACGCCATTTCAGATGAGTCGACTTCGTGATAACTACCATCAAATAGGGTAACTTTAACGTCCTCAACAGGATAGCCGGCAAGTACGCCGTTTTGAAGCGCCTCTTTGCAGCCTTTTTCAACCGCAGGGATGTACTCTTTAGGAACTACGCCACCTTTAATGTCGTTAACAAACTCAAATCCACTAGCTGCAGGTAGCGGCTCAAGGCGCAAGAATACGTGTCCGTACTGACCGCGACCACCTGATTGCTTAGCATATTTATACTCTTGCTCAACTGTTTTGCGGATGGTCTCGCGGTATGCAACTTGCGGTTGACCAACTTCGGCATCGACTTTAAATTCGCGTAGCATTCTGTCTACGATGATCTCAAGGTGAAGTTCGCCCATACCGCTGATGATGGTTTGACCGCTCTCTTCGTCGGTGCCCACTCTAAAGCTTGGGTCTTCTTGAGCTAGTTTTTGAAGCGCGATAGCCATTTTTTCTTGGTCGGCTTTAGTTTTTGGCTCGACGGCAACGCTGATAACCGGCTCAGGGAAGTCCATCTTCTCAAGGATAACCTTGTCTTTTTCGCTCGCGAGCGTATCGCCGGTTAGGGTATTTTTTAGACCTACGACCGCGCCTATCTCGCCCGCGTGAAGAACCGAAATTTCCTCGCGTTTGTTTGAGTGCATTTTTAGCAAACGACCGATTCTTTCTTTATTATCCTGAACAGTATTGTAAGCATAGCTACCACTCTCAAGGCTACCGCGATAAACACGGATAAAGGTAAGCTGTCCGACGAACGGGTCGGTCATAATCTTAAACGCAAGAGCCGCAAATTCGCCGTTATCGGTGCTTTCTACCGTTACTTCGCTACCGTCTTCATAAACGCCCTTGATCGCCTCGATCTCATCCGGTGCAGGCAAATACGCTACTACCGCATCAAGTAGCGGCTGGATGCCTTTATTTTTAAATGCCGTTCCGCAAAGCATCGGAGTTATCGTCATTCTTAAGCAGCCTGCTTTGATCCCTTTTTTGATCTCTTCTTCGCTTAGCTCCTCGCCTGAAAAAAATTTCTCCATCAAGCTATCATCGGTTTCAGAAACCGCTTCGATTAACTTAGTGCGGTACTCTTCTGCCTTTTCTTTTACTTCCGCCGGAATCTCTATCTCTTTATAGTCAGTCGGCTTTTTGTCGTCTTCCCAAACGTAAGCTTTCATTTTAACCAAATCGACTACGCCTCTAAAGTTATCCTCTGCGCCGATAGGAATTTGAATAGGCACCGGATTTGCTTTTAGGCGGTTTCTGATTTGAGACTCGACGTTAAAGAAATTTGCGCCGATTCTGTCCATTTTATTTACGAAAACGATTCTTGGGACGTGATATTTATTTGCTTGTCTCCAAACGG